GTATATGTAAGTATCAAGAACAGTTTATATTCTTTCAATTTTTTATGAATTTCCTACAAAATTGAAAGTAAAATGTGTTATATTTCAATTCCATAATTTCTGGATATGTCTATCTTATTATTCGCGCTATTTCTAACTTTTGCAAGTTGTCAATCTTATTCCTTAGTAGGACCTCCCTCATTCTTTCATCGTCATTCCTATGGGATGATGGACCCTATGCGTACCAAATTACATAATGCGGTTCGTATTGTCACTGAAAAAGAAAATTATTGCTTGATTTCTACCATTTCGGACAATGAGATCCATGAAGGTTATCCATATGGTTCTGTTGTTGGATACAGTGTCGACAAAAATGGTTTCCCTATTTTGGCAATCGCTGAAAATACCCAAGACCATACCAATATTGCATCTCATAACGGAGTGTCACTCATGATTATGGATAAAAACAATTTAGTGAATCCGGTTTGCAAGCGTGTTGTTATCACTGGCAATATTCGTCGTATTGAGGACCGAGAAGAACCATATGAATTTACCTATCCTAGTGATGATACCCTTTACTATAAAAAACTATATGCCATGTCGCATCCTAATGCGAAATGGATTGATTTCACAGACATTCATATGTATTTATTGGATGACATCAAAGAAATTTACTATATGGAAGATGATATCAAAACCTATTATTCCGTAGAGGAATACAATAGATTATTTATTTAAACAATACTACCAAATATTGTTATGATTATTATTTTGTCGTTTTTTATCATACATATTCTTCTTCGCTTAATTCACTATCATATTCAAATTCTTCTTCACTCTCTGTGCTTAAGTGACTTCGGTTTGAACGATTCAATACACGTTTTTTCTTTGGTTTTACTTGATATTCTAATTCTTCATCATCATCTACAATAAAATCATCTTTAGCATATCCTTCTTTGGTTTTTTCCAAATCATCATATTCATCTGATTCTGTGTCTTCTTCACTATCTTCCGCACCCAAGTCTTCAAATCCACCGAATAAATGTTCGTATACCTTGGACCATTCCTTTACAGTCAATTGGCTCGCAACGTCGGATGATTCATTCTCATAATTAATCAATACGCAACTTCCAAAATATAATTTACTATCTACTGGAGGAGGGAAATCATATTTGTTTTCTTGATTTGCACGCCCTTCCTCTTTTGCATACATTCTTACACAATAGTTTCCGCCATTATTTGGTAATTTTACTACCCATTTTGCTTTCTCTTCGAAATCTTTGCTAGTCTTGAATCCTGCTTTTTTATATATCTCCTCTTGATTGAAGGATTTCCATTTTAAATCTTTTAAATCGCCATTTTTTTCTACAATTACAATTGATGTCATTTTTCTTCTACTAATCTATTCTATCATCATTTCTCTATATATTTTTGATATTGATTTTATGTTTTGGTTTGGATCTACGTTTCAAATTCTATGTAGATGTTATATGAACTTCACTCAATTTCTATTCTATACCCTACTATACTTATTTATTGTCATTCTGTTGCACCATACCTATCTTTATATTCAAGACAAATTTACAAAACCTATCGTTGTTCGTAGTGTTCCTGAAGGTTCTCACCATGCAATGCATATGGTGCATATGGTGCATACGGTGCATACGGATACAACCATTCCCGATTCTGACTTTGATAATATGAATCAAGACCTGGTCTCCATGTTAGAACAAGAAATGCAGCAGTGATAACCTATCTGAAAATGAATCTATAATTCATATAAAGACTCTTACTTGTATTAGTATATAACACATAATCCATGGAACTAGAACAACATGTTGTAAATGAATATTTAGAAGATATTCCCCGTTTTGAACTTTCCTATGAAACCACACATCATAAGAAAGATTCCAATTTTTATGATATATGTACCGCTATTCCTTTTGGAAGAAAAACTATTTGTTGGTTTTCACATACTGCCGACGATAATCTAGCGCTATTTTTTGATCTCAACCGAGATAAACAATTAGGACGATGTACTCAAATGAAACACGATTGTGAAATGATTTCTTATACCACCATCATATATGGCACCATGATTAATGATGAAGAGACTGGACTCAAATATTTTGTGGTGGAAGACATCTTTTGGTACTGTGGAATTAATGTTGGTCCATACTTGACGTATGAGAAATGGTATCTAATGAATGAAGTTGTTACTCAATGTCAAACCATGTTTGAAGATTATGGTCTCTATATGTTTATGCCATTTATGTGGAAAAGTCAGAATTGTGATGGTATATTACCTCGTGATTTACGCGATGACATTTTTTATAACGTCCATCATTTACAATATCGTTCTCAGAATGTCCGTGCTCCCTTTTACAATGTCCCTGTTAATAAAAATTTCAATTACACTGCTAAGAAAAAATCCGTCATTCCACAACTACTTGATTACAAGTGCGAATATCAAATGGATCTACAAAAACCTCAGTATCGTCAGAAATCGGTATTCATTGTTAAAGCAGATTTTCGTGCCGATGTGTATCATCTATTTGCCTATGGAAAAAATAAACGACAACATTATTACGGGGTTGGATATGTTCCTAATTACGAAACTAGTGTGCGACTTAACACGACATTTCGTAATATCAAAGAAAATCGTAATTTAGATGCGATTGAAGAAAGTGATGACGAAGACGATTTTCAAGACATGAGATTCGATAAATATGTGGATTTGAAAAAAGAAGTCCCTATGTTTTGTACGTTTTCCCGGAAATTCCGTAAATGGGTGATTACCAACCCTGCACCGAGAGATATGCGTGTCGTTCATATTGGACGACTTGTACGTGACTTTGTATAAAATGACATACCAAAAGAAAAAAGGGTGGGTTTTATTTTTTGTTTGTTTTTTAATTTTATATTTTTTATTTTGTTTTTGAAATTTATTTTGAAAATTTATACCATAAAGAATGGTGCGCTTGCCTTTTTGTTTTCATTCTCATCTGCAATTACTACTCCTTGTACGAAATGTGGTGCTGGTGTAACACTAGCATCTGCATGATGTACGACATAAGACGATGTCTCAGTTGGTCGAATCGTATTACAACTGTTGGTATAATTACAACACACCATCTTAAACATACAAGACCCAATTATTATCACTACAATTAATACCAAAATTATAATGATATGCATTGTTTCTATTGCTGGCTTATCAGACGTTGTAGATTCCTTGTCGGATGTTGTTGATGTTGTTGATGTTGCTGACGTTCCTGATGTTGCTACAATCGTTGGTCTTGGTGTAGGACTACGAGTTGGATAATTTCCTGGTCTTGGACTACGTGGTGGTGGTCTTGGATATTGTGGAGGTCTTGGTGGAATTTCATTCATTAGTTCTCCGGTTGGGGGATTACTTGGACTTGATGTTGGACTTGATGTTGGAACATTTGTGATAGGTGCCATGGTTGGGGGATCTACGGTTGGACTTAGAGTCGGGACATTTGTAATAGGTGCTCTTGTTGGGGTAGCACTTGGAATTCCAGTAGGCATGGAAGTTGGAATACCCGAAGGCATGGAAGTTGGAGCAGCAGTTTTCATTACCGATGGCATAGCACTTGGAGAACTTGTTGGTATATGTGTTAGTTCATCAAAACTCTCATCAGAACAAGGACATATGTGGGTTTCCCATTCCCAATGTATCTCTTGGGGTGTATGGCAAGATGTTAATGCATCATATATAGTTCCTTCAAAGTATTCGCACCTATTATCGTTCCATTCTTCTGTACTTGCTAAATGTGCTTGTTTTGGTACAGTAGATGTACTATACCCATTACAATAACTGAAAGGTGCGTTTAACTTCTCAAATACCAATAGCATTTTATCTTGATCGTCCAATGTTGTCATCTGATATGGGTTACAATGTTTTCCTTTATCGACACAGGTTTCCTCACAATTTTTTTTTCTCCTTCCAAACGTCCATACTGAAACGTCAAATGTCTCTTCATTTGCCGTAACTGCTTGTAAAACGTTCAATACGCTCAACACACTGATAATACTGATTGCTTTCAATACTTTATTAAACATTATTGCTTTTTTATTATTTATATTACTTAGATTACTTTTTATTTGTATATTCAATTGTGAGCCATACGAATCAATTTTTTGTGGATTTTTGTATCGGTCAAAATTTGGTGACGAGAATTTTGTAGAGATTGTTTTCGAAAATAATTTAAAAATTTCTGTATGTGTGTATATATGCTTGAAGAATCTTCTATTATTCAAATCCATTATAAAGATTCTACGATCGATTTTGAATTTCAACCAGATGATACCTATCATAACGTAATCTTTAGAATCAAACACTACTTCAATATTGATGATGATATTCAGTTATATAATGACACACTAAAGCAAGTTATGTATTTCAAACAAACTACCACTGTGTCACAACTTCTCAGTTCAAAAGCGTTGTATACAGATGACCGAATTACCATACTTACTACACCACCCAAAGATTTCTCATCTGTATGGGTGAATTTCCAGAACATTTTCAACTGATGAGCGTTTCCTCCCTCCCTCCCTTCCTCCCTTCCTTCCTCCCTCCCTTCCTCCCTTCCTTCCTCCCTTCCTTCCTCCCTTCCTTCCTTTCTAAAATCCCTCTTCTTTTATCATGACTGTTACTGATATGTGTGTTTTTACATAGGATATTGAAATGTGTTATTGAAACGTATTTGAATGAATAAATATATGTTACAAAAGACAAATGTTTAGTGTGCTCTTTATATTGTTTTGATTTATTGTTTTTTAGAATATTTTTGAAAACAAACTTTTAAACTTTTTTGAAAATGGACATTTATAAATGTCCAATTCTGACATTGAAAATAAAGTTTATTTTGGGGTGCATTCTGAAAAGTCAGTTGTGACTGAGATGCTAACAAAGCAGATTTGGATTGACAATTATGTGACTGCACGGAAAAATAATTTCTTGGACTAATATATAAGAATGTTTAGAACAAAAACGAGCAGAAACGAGCAAGCAAACTCGCCGACATTTCGGTGTGAAGAATGTGACTATAAATGCTCTAAACACAGTGACTATTTAAAGCATTGTTCCACACTGAAACATAAAAATAGAACAAAAACGAGCAGAAACGAGCAAGCAAACTCGCCAACATTTTGGTGTGAAGAATGTGACTATAAATGCTCTAAGCACAGTAACTATATTAGACACTGTTCCACATTGAAACATAAAAATAGAACACATAGAACAACTGGTGAGTTTTGTATGACAGACCGTATTCAACATCAGACTCACAACAGTATGATATGTGTTTGTGGTAAGGAATACAGTGCAAGAAATAGTTTATGGTATCATCAAAAGAAATGTGCCAAATTTAATGGAACCGTTACGAATACCAGTACCAAGTATGTTGAAGATAGTAAAACTACTACAAATGATAGCATTGTATTGCAGCTTTTACAGGAACAAAAGGCGATGAGGGAAGAAAACAAAGAAATGAGACAAGTAATACAACAACAGCAGGAACAGCATCATAAGCAGATTCAAGAACTCATTCCTAAGCTACAACAAGTTACAACTATCAATAATAATAACAGCAATAACACTACCACTAACAAATTCAATCTCAACTTCTTTCTTAACGAACAATGTAAAGATGCCATCTCTATACAGACATTCATTGAGAACCTTGACATTGGTATCAAAGAACTGGAGCATATGGGTAATGTCGGGTACTTACAGGGTATGATGACAATCATGAGTAACACTCTAGGTGCAATGGACGTATATAAGAGACCAGTACATTGTACGGATCTCAAGAGAGAGACTGTATACATCAAAGACGGTGATACATGGAAGAAAGACAATGCTAACAATGACGACCTTAGAAGGGTAATCAACACAGTTGCAAATGTCAATTACCGCAATCTAGATGTCTGGGAGTCACAACATCCAGATGCATTCGAGAGTGACACTCCAGATAACATCGAGTATTGTAGGATAGCGATGGAGAGTCTAGGAGGGTATGACAACTCAGATGATAAGATAGCAATCAAACTGAATAAGCTAGTAAAGCATGTTGTACGTGAGGTGTATGTTAAATAAATACCATCATTGTACATAATTGTTACTATAATGATATACAATCAACAGAACCTTACAACGGAAGACTTGGAAAATATTATTAATGTCCGATATAGTAACATTAGATAATTCAAAAACTAAATGGTATTGATTTATAAGTCTAGTTTTTCTGATAGTTTTTTCAATTGTATACTTTGCTCTCTGAGTTGATTCTCCATTTTATTTTGTCCTTGAATAAGAGAATATATTAATTGTAGTTGATTATCCATAGCATTTGTTTCTACTTGATTTAACTGGACTTTTGTATTACACTTCTTACGATGTTTACATAATCCTGACCTATATTTGTATGTTTTATTACAGTTATCACACTTATGTAAATTTGACGATTTATTGTTATTCTCTAATGCGAGTTTATGTTTTTTTGTTGCTATATGCTTTTCAAAATCACTTTTCTTATTACATTGATAATTACATACTTCACATTGGTGGGCTTTATGCTCTGTTTTTGGATTCATAGTTCTATTTTTATGCTTTTGAGTATTTAAATGATTCTCGAAACTGTTTCTTGATTCAAATTTAACGTTGCAAATCTTACAATAAAGTTCTACTTTATCACAATTACATACTTGTGATTTTATTTTTCGTTTTGGCATTGGTGGGACACTATTTAGATTTGCATTTAAAGACTCAAAATATTTTTGCTCTATTTTTCGTGCTTCATAATGGTCTTTGCATTCATTAAAGCCGATTATTTCCATTTTCCAATTGTCCCAACCACCATTTTCACGAATCACTTTATACACTTTTAGACCATAATTTGAGTCACGCTCAGTATTACTCGAACGTTTATGTGCATACTTTCGTTGAACAAAATTTGTTGTATGCCCAACATACAAATCAGTTACATCAGTATCTTTACAAGATATCTTATAAAACACTGTATTGGAATAATCTATTTCCTCCTTTGGCATTGATATATATTGATATTAAATTATCCATATATATCTTAAAATTATCTTAATTATATCTTATTTTGCGTATTCTTGTGATATTCCGTGTTGTTTCGTAATAACTTCATACGCAGATCTTATTTCTAAAAATTTATAGATGGGTAATCAATAGATTATACCATAATTTAAAACGATTTAAAAGCGTTTGTTGTTATAGAATATACATAACAATAAATATGATTTCAGCAATAAGTCTATTTTCAGGTATGGGAGGAGATACATTAGGAATTGAACGTAGCGGTGGTAAAGTAGTCGCTTTTAATGAATTCGACAAGCACGCAATTTCCTGTCATTTGTTAAACTTTCCAGATGCCAAGTTAATAGAAAACCCCACAAAACAAAAAAAAGACAAAGACCGTACAAATATACAATTAATACCAAACGATACGTTCGCGGCTTACCAAAACAGTGTGGATTTAATCTTTGCGGGTCATCCTTGTTTCGTGGCAGGTACAAAAGTATTAACACATAATGGATACAAAGACATACAGGAAGTGGAACTAGAAGACAAGCTCCTGACACACATGGGAAAATTTCAAAAGATTTTGAACTTACAAAGGAAGCAGTATGCTGGTACTTTATATAAAATTCGCGCAAAGTACCATCATCAACATATTGTTTGTACGGAAGAACATCCATTTTATGTTCGCGAGAAAGTAAAGAAATGGAACCCAATCAAAAATAATTACGACATGACATATACAACCCCTGAATGGATACATGCAAAGGATATTACTAAGGAACATATGCTTGGGATGGTAGTGAATACAAAGGCAATTATTCCGGAGTTTGAGATCATAAAACAGGTCAATAAATCACGACAAGATAAAATACAAATTACCATCGACAAGCCAGATTACTGGTTTATGATGGGATACTTTGTCGGTGATGGGTGGGTACAGGATACAACAAAATCCGATGGAAGAAATAAACATTCAATATTTTTTGCTATAAATAATGATGATGAGGAAGATATAGTCAATCGTATATCAAATGTTCTACCGATTACCGACAAAAAGTGTAGTACTGGAAAATGTAAAAAATTTGGTTGTAGTGATATTGTTTGGTATAATATCTTAAAAAAGTTTAAGAAATACGCTCATGGGAAACAAATTCCAGAATGGGTACAGGATGCACCAGTTGAATTGATTAATAGTTTTGTTGAAGGGTATAGAAGAGCTGATGGATGTATAAAAAAGAATGAGGAAATTAGTTATACAACTGTATCTTACAATTTAGCATTTGGAATTCAACGACTCTATTTGAAATTAGGATATTTGTTCAGTATTCAAAAAACAAAACGACCAGAGACATGTATCATCGAAGGTAGAACTGTTAATCAACGAGATACATATACTGTGTGTGGATATGTAAAAGATGGCGCAAGAAAATATTCGTCATTTATCGAAGGAGAGTACGCTTGGTTTTCAATAAATGATATAGATACGTGTCAAGTGGAAGATGAATCTGTATACAATTTTGAAGTGGAACAAGATAACAGTTATATCGTGGAGAATGTTATAGTGCATAATTGCCAAGGTTTCAGCCAGGGAGGAAAGAAATTACCAGACGATCCTCGTAACACATTATTCCGAGAATTTGCAAGAAGTGCTGAATTGATAAAACCAAAATATATAATTGGTGAAAATGTAGATGGTTTATTGAGTAGAAAGACCGCAACTGGTGAGAATTACATTGATGTCATTGTGGCTGAGTTTGAAAGAATTGGATACAATGTAGCATATCAGGTGTGTCATGCCGTTCAATATGGTGTTCCGCAATTACGTAAACGTCTGATTTATGTAGGTATTCGCAAAGATTTGAACCGCACATTTGTTTTCCCGGAACCATTGAATGACGGTAAGCATGACCTCCCAAATTTGAAAAACATAATAGAATTTAGTATGCAAGGTGCTATTAAAATAAATCCAGATGACTTTGATATGACGACAATTCCTCAAGAATGTATCGTGCGTGACATGGATAATGACGAGGACGAAGACACGGACAATATACACCCATACCTACGTCTAAAAGCCAAAGTACGCGAACAACAGTATGGAGAAAAAATACACGAAACTACATTGTCATTTGGAAAGCGCGAATCTCCAATACATGCAGAGGTTATTGACATTAGAAACCCATCCAAGACTATCATTTGTACGTACGACCATCAACCACGTTTGTTTGTGCCTCTTCAAAATAAAAAAGGATATTTTTTAAGACCAATCTTACCGGATGAATTAAAACAAATACAAGGGTTTCCGAAAGATTTCAAATTAAATGGAACAAAGAAAGAGCAAATAAAACAAATAGGGAATGCTGCTCCACCTCCATTAGTATATCATATAGTCAAACAAATTGTAGAAGGATAATGAAAACCAAATAAAAAGAATATGTTATGATATATCAATATAATTACATACATGAGTACACATAATGTTGAAAAATTGAATTGTTCTGATGAAAATATATCATACATCCAAATACAACCTACTATGACATTACAGAAACCATTTTTGAAATGGGTAGGAGGAAAATCACAGATAATCAAACAGGTTTTGGGTACAATCCCTCAACGCATGAATAACTATCATGAATTCTTCTTAGGTGGTGGAAGTGTGCTTTTCGCGATATTGTCATTACAAAAATCAGGCGACCTAATCATTGAAGGGAAAATTCACGCATATGATTATAACAAAGCATTAATCGCATTATATAACAATGTAAAAAATCATAGGGAAACGTTGTATGACACCATTCGTAAATATAAAACCATATTTGATAGTCTTCAAGGCAGTGAAATCAATCGCAAACCCAAGTCATTAGAAGAAGCAAAAACATCCAAAGAGTCATATTATTATTGGATTCGAAAATCATACAATGAACTAGAGGATAAAACAAGCGTTCAGGCATCTGCACTATTTATGCTATTGAATAAATTATGTTTTAGAGGATTATATCGTGAAGGTCCGAATGGGTTTAATGTACCATACGGACACTATAAAAACCCGAATATAATCACGAAAGAAAGTCTTTATGAAATGAGTGGTCTGATTAGAAATGTCATTTTCAAACAAAGTCATTTTGAAGATTCGTTTCAATCATTAGAGAAATCGGATTATGTATATTGTGACCCACCATATGTTCCAGAAAATAAGAATTCGTTTGTAGGTTATAATAGTGATGGTTTTACAGAAAAAGAACATAGGAGTTTATTTGAAAAATTAATAGAACTCAAGAAAAAAGGAATAAGATTTTCATTAAGTAATTCTAAGGTGCCTATGGTTGAAGAATATTTTCAGAAGAATTATCAGTGCGAGGAGGTAGTGGCAAGACGGGCGATAAATTCAAAGAATCCGGAAGCAAAGACAATGGAGGTAATATATTACTCATAGGTTGAATACAATCAAGGGATATTTTTTGTTGAGTCAAATATAGATAAATTAAATAGGAACAAGGTACATAATAAATATTTTTAGTTTTATAGAAGTCTAGAAATTCTTGTTGGTCTTCATGAACGTTTGGACCAAATACGGGGGTGTTACCATGTATGAACTCGTATTCTTGAAAACCAACACACACTATCAATAATGGTTTCCCCGTAAGTTTTGGAATAGATGCATATTTTAATGGGGTACCATATACTTTTTCACCTGCAGTTCCACTAGTACTCCAGTTGCGTGTTTTCACTTCTATAATAAATTCGTCTGTTTCACGGTCTGGTTGGTATTTACCAATTTTTCTACGAGGAACGATATTATATCCTATTTTTTGGAATAACTCTTCCACAAAATACTCACCTAGTGTTGTAGTCCATTGATTGGTCGTTTTAGTTGGGTCTTCATTTCCAATTGTGCGGTTCCCCCATTCTTTTTCTTTAGAAAGAGTTTTGTTCTCCATAATAGGGCGATATAGCGACCAACTAGCTATATCCATGAAAGAGTTTTGAATAAGATCGTATATTTTATTTTGAGACATAATAAGACAAAAAGATTAAAGTGCATATAAATTTTTTTATGAAGCGATTTTTTCTGTTTCAAACTTCAAAACTTCAAAACTTCAATACACACCCCATGGATTCTCCATCATCGTCTTTCTTACCTCCCTTATCTGGGTCGTATAAAACCCTCCATCGGCTATCGGTCATATTTACATAATCTTTGG